ATTCTTGGCGGTGTCGGTCTTGATAGAGCGGCACCAACGAGCACCCTCGCGGGACTTGGTTCCCGTGGTTGCGTACAGGGCGGCTTCCCAATGGGCGACGAGGTGGATGAGGCGGCGAAGTGCGGCAAGGTCATTGGAAGGAAAGCAAACGTGGACATGGACGCCCGTGGAGGTGTTGACCTTTGCTCCGAGTGCTTTGATGCGCTCGCATGCGAGTTGGAGATTCTCGAGGCCATCGGTGCCCTTGAGGATCGGCGAGACAAATTCGCAACCAGTGTGATTCGCGACGGTGATGGATGCATCGGACGATGCCTTCCATGTTCCGTTGGCTCCGCGAGTTGGGAAGTCGGCGAGCGTGCGGCCACTGTGGTAGCCACCAATGTTGATGCCCGCGCCGTGGGGAATTCCGGTTTCGATTTCGACGCCGAAGGTGAGGTCGTTGACGGTAGTAGTAGTTGGCATTTGGTTCCTTGTAGTTGGTGTTGGAGGGGAGGGGCTTAGACGGTTTCGCGGTCACACAGGCAACCGCCGACGGTGGTCTCGACAATGACGATGTCGCAAGCAATGTCCTTCCACCACTTGGCGGCGAGGTTGTGCTTCTTGCCGTGCTTGGTCAATCCGATGACGAGAGCGTTCTTGGCTCCGCGAGCGGACAGGTCAGTCGCGCGGAAAGAGAAGTTTGAGGAGTCGAGTTCAGCGGTGTAGATGGTCATGGCGTTTCCTTGAAAGAGTCTTGAATCAGCGGTGTTGCTGATGAGTTAAATATACCGTCAATGAAATAGATGTAAAGGGGTTGGTGGCGACATTTCGCGAAATTTGTCACTTTCTTGCTATCGGTCACAAGGGGCGGCGAGGTTGGGCGGGCGTATATAGGAGGGGGCAAACGGCGGGCGTAGGACAGGCGTAGGGGCGTCCGAGGCGGCGGGGTGCCCTTGGGGAGGCGTGACAGGGCGGACGGCGTAGGGGGCGGCTACGGCGGCGACTTGGGTTGGGATGGAGGAGGCGGCAAATGGAACGCGCCGCGGACGGTTAGGTCGACGCGGCGCGCTTCCGGGGGCTTGGATGGTTTACGGGCGAGAGCGTATCAAGACACGCGCAGATCAGGAGGTTGCCCAAACCATTGCGGCTCGAGACTGGCGAGCGGCGCGATGATCTGCGGCGGGCGTTGAGCGGTAACGCTTACCACTTCGGCGGTCTTGGTTTGCGGATTCAATCGCAACTCCCATACGAATCCTTGCGCGACAACTTGAGCGGAGATCATTGGCTTGCCTCCGTTGCGATGGTGAGCGGCGCCCACTTGTTCTTCGGACAGGTTGCTCCAGGCATGCGACCCTTGACGGTCAACTCGGAGCGCGAATTCTGTCCGCACCCGCAAGCCTTGCAGTAGCCAACGAGTGGAGCTTCACGCGCATCGAGCGCGTCGCATGACTGGCATGCATCAATGCGACCTTGATATTGCGCGTCGTCGAGTTTGCCATTCACCATCTGGCTGACCTCTGCCATTGCCCACAGAACTGCTTTTCCAATCAACGACGGTTCTGATGCGGTGACTTCTGGCGCCGGCGGCTTTGGGATTGGATTGGCGATGATGGCGGCGGCAGCGTCATTTGTGGCGGCGTGCACTTCCATTTGCCGACTGATTTCGCGCACGGCTTCTTGCTCTGTGAACGGATGGAACAGAACAACCTCGAGCGTTCCATCAGCGTGAGCGCGTGCCTTCCAATGTCCGTGGATGGTGTAGAGATTTAATAGCGTCGGATCTGCCATTGATATCGAAGTCCTTGAGCTAGTGCAGGTTCAGCGAGGCCACCGATGTTGCCTTTGCTGCATGGTATAGACCATTGCGATGTGCAAAGGGTTGGGCTTGTGAGGATGCAACCATAGAACTCAATGCCGTTTGTGTTTTGGCAACCTTTAGCCATGCACTGGCTGCCCCATTGTCGTTGCGTTTCGTTGCATGGCCCGCAGATTGTTGCTTGCGCATTGTTGAGGTTGCCGCCGTAACAGTAGGAGCCCGTGAATTCACTCGGCGTATCACCAATGACTGATCTGATTTGAAACTGTGCGGGCACGTCGATTGCGGCGTGGTATGGCGTTAGTGGAACATTAGACGTGAGACAGCAGTCTTCGTTTCGAGCGGGCAAATTGCAGGCGACGCCTTGGATGTTTTGCCCAAAGCCCGAGCCGGTGGTTGCATTCCACATTGGAAAACACAGGTTGTTGTCCGGCGTATATGTTGCAACGCCTTTTACCCAATCAAGTGGCGTGATGGCGTCAGGCCTTTGCCATGCACCTCCTGTTCCGAACCCTCCGTAGACGGAGAAGTATTCGCGACCGTAAACCTGGTAGCTCTCCCACGGATCACCGGCTCGACGCAGATAGAGCGGCTTGCCCATTCCGGTACCGAACAACAGATTCACGACAGGTGCCGATTGAATTTCTGTAGCGCGACCTGGACCGAGCACGCCCGCGCTTGCGCATGTCAGTCCACTGATGGCATTGATTGCGGTGACGGCTTGCGCAAGTGTTCCGGAGAGCGGGACGTTGTAGGTTGTTGTGCCGTCTTTCACAAACACGACGGCGCCCCCCGTCACTGCCATTGTCCATGAGCCGACTGCCGAGGTGCGCTGGACGAGTAGCGTCAGATCGAACTTGTAGGTACTTGTCTTCCCATATGCACCCGTGAGCGTGATGGTTCGGAAGGTGCCATCGGGCTGTGGGCATTGCAGACAAATCTTCCCGCTAGTACCGACGCAAGCCGTACGGCGATTCTCTGCTTGATGCGTTCCGACGTAGTTCTCAATGATCTGCGAACGAGTGACTTGACGCGCCACGATTGTTGGTATGCCCGCAATCGGCCAAGTCAGCGTAGTGAGCTGGTCGAGCGTTGTAGTGGTTGTTCGATAGAGCGCATACGTCTGACTCAATTTGAGATGCGACTCGATTGCGATAGTGCGCGGACCGCCAAAAAATATTCCGCCGCCGGGCCCGTACTTTGGAAACGCAAACGGGTCAGTTTGAAACGGGCAACCCGTGTGGTAGCCAACGATTTGAATAGGCTGCCGCAAGCAAGCTGGTACACCTTCACAAGTGCCGAACGGAGGCAAAGCAATGTAGCTGGTGTATGCGCTTACAGGCATTACCCATTCAACGTCGGGGTTTTGCGTCAGGCTGAAGTCGCATCCCCATGAAACGGCCAACGTTCCTGGAAAGTTGGTTAGCGGCGTAGTAGTGCCCGCCGAAGTTTCACTCCCATCCTCACACACAATGTCTTCGTTTTCGGTTGTGCGCTGTTCACATTGAACGTGGGGGTATTGTCCATCCACATATTGCGCCACGTTGTCGGCGATTTCGTAGACCATCCGACGGCATGCAACTTCGTAGAGCACCTTAACTTCTAAGCGCTCGCCCTCTGATGGAGGCGGCTCAGGGTTGCAGCAACACGCGGCTTCTTGCGATCCCGTAATCACTTGACGTCCTCAACGAATGACGGCGGCACGCAATACCATCCTTCTGGAACGGTGACGCGGTTGTCTGACAACTGCCATCCGTCTGCGGTCTTGGTGTAGACCCGTGCCGTTGTATCAGGTCCGATCCTGATGGGGCTGTCTTCACTGACGAGGACGGTCCTTGTGCAACCACTCCCGAATGCGATCGCCAGCGCGGCGCAGGCCATCAGCATCAGCAGGAGCACTGCTCGCAGAGTTCCTCCGCGAGAACAAGCCCGACGCCCATTCAAGCACTGAAGCGAACAGAGCACGAAGGAAGGACTGCATGGCATTAGCCCGCGACCTTGTTGTCCTTGGCAAAGATGAGCCCGATGCCCGCGATGCAAGCGGCAAGGAGCGATGCGTAGTCGGGCATGGTTGCAGGATCATTGTCGGTGAACGCGGTAAGCGCAGCACCAACGGCAACGACGATGGCGGCAATGCCGGCGCCGGTGGTTTTCCAACTCTTGCCCACTAGGTTCTCTTTGATAGTCATCGTCTGGTCCTTTCAAGTTGAGCCTCAATCTTGTCGAGGCGGTTGATGGTTGTTTCTTGTTGCGTAACGAGTTGAACGAGCAGACGGTCATGGTGAAGGAATACGCCGAGGACTGTGCTTAGGATTGTTACGGCGATACCACCGAACCCGATCCAGTCTTTCCATGACAGGCTGACTCGTTGTGTTGAATTGTCAAGAGTCATCCGATCCTCACCGCACTCATTCCGCTAGCGTTGATTTTTGTTGATGGGTAGGCTTGATACACGACATCTCTACTGCCCAAATTATTGCGAACACGCAGCGCGATTGTTGAAGTAGCCGCAAGCGTGACAATAGCCGAGCAGGAACAGTTGCAAACGTTTGGTGCCTGAGATGGCATTTGTGCTGATGACGTAGCAAGTGTTGCTGCACCGGTGCTATCGTAAATTTCCATGGTAGATAGGTTTGCACCCGTTACCCCTTGAAAAATTGTAACGGATCCGTGAATGATCCATGTTCCAGCTGCAAGGCTTATTGTTGTCACGTTGTAGTCCGTGTTAGCGGTTAGCAATCCAACGTTTGCAGTAATGAAACTCTGCGCGGTTGTTGATACTGGATACTTGTGCGCCCATCGACTGTTGACGGTTTCCCACTGCAAGACTTCATTGTTGTCTGGCGCTCCACTTTGCACGTTGTGTCCGTGGATCTTGTGGACGGTTGGATTTGGGTAGTACGCTTGAAGGTCGCCAGTAGCGGCGCCCGTGGGCGCGCACTTTGGACTCACGCCGCCGGTAGTTGTGCCGTCTCCGATGAATAGCGTAGACGTGTCCGTGCAGAACAACGGCTCTCCAACGACAGGGACGAACGTCCGCTGCGCATCTGTTCCTCGTCTTATCTGTAGTGCCATTGCGTGTCTTCCTTAAATGAATGTGCCGAAATCAATATACTCAGTGGGGACAAGGAACGATCCGAAGTCGAGCACGGCTAACTCGTCAGGATCAGGGAACGTTCCGAAGTCAGTTCCAAGGATTGGCGATGGAGGAACTGGGCAAGCGCCATCGATTGGATTTGGTGCAATGAACTCGAGCGACAGGACTCCACCCTTGTCGCGAACCATGCGCAGTTGCACGATGGCTCCTGCTGGCACTGGCTTAAACTCCCACCCGTCGGCGTTGTTGAGGACGAGCCCGCTGACCGAAATGCCGTACGCGATTGCGTCGGTGTTCCCTGCCTCAAGCAGGTTGAGCGCCTTGCGCATTCCCGGCGTTGCGTCTGACAGGCCTCCATCAGCGGCGTAGGTTGTGACCGAAGCGGAGCGGCGCACTTGTGTCCATGCGTACTGCCATCGAGCAGCGGTCCCGATTTGCGTGGCTGCCCCGATCAGCGCGAGTATGGTGCGCTGGTTGAGTTCTCCGGCGCCATTCATGCCGTCTGAAATGTTGCGCTGCTCTTGGACGTAATCAACAGCGTCGACGATTTCATTCCATGCCGACGGCGTCAGAGCACCTAAGCCCGTGCTGATGGAGCGCTTCAACGGCATTAGACCGTGATTCCCATGCTTGAGAAGTTGTAGGTGTTTTGGAATGGCTGACGCCAAACAACGAGCGAGGCATTGGCAAAGCCGTTTCCGTCTGGCGTGGTGATCTTCTCTCGCCCGTCGAGGTCACGAATGGCAACCTGGCGACAGTGCGCCGTGGCGTCCCACAGGAACTTGTACTGGACTTCGTACTGAGTGATTCCCGTACGGCGAGCAGTTGCTCCGGTAAACAAGACGTAGCCCGCTGCTCCTCCGAGCCAAGCGGCAGTGTTTCTTTTTCCTAGCGCGAGCACGATATTGGTGGCATTGTTGTCGGCTCGGAAGTTGGTGATTGTCAACTCTTGCTGGGGGATGATGGCCGAGACGGCTTGACCACCTTGATCGACTGCCGTGCCTCCGACGTCTGAGTTGCCCGGTATGTTGAGGTTTGCCGGTGCTCCTCCGTTGGCTCGCCAGATGTCTACCATCAACGCCGTGCTGTTCATGTCAAGTGCGACGAATGTGGATCCCGTTGTTTCGGAACTGTATTGAACCGTTGCCGAGTAGGCAAATGTACGCGCATCTTCAAGAACACTTAAAGCAACGGAGCTGCATTTCATTACAACACTTGCGCCCGATGTTTTGGTTCCAATTCCGACCTGTGGCAGCTCGCCATAAACTTGCCCAAAAGTCAGCACTTGATCCGAGTACAAAATTATTTCATCCGTGCACGTTGATACGCCCGCAACGTTGTACGACTCGGATGAGCTTCTGACAATTTGCGTGATGGTTGGCGCCATTAACTGAGTGCTCCTGCGAAAGCGCGGGTGTTGATTTCAATACGCTTGAGGATGTCGATTGATTGCGCCTCAAGGCTTGTATCGGTTGACTGCTTTCCACCTTGATACGCGGCGGCCATCATGGTTGCGCTTTCGGCGTTGGTGGTTGCAATGCTTGCGAGATAGGCGTTGGAAACTTCGGCGGCATCGAGCTGCTGCTTGGCAACTGCAATGGTGTTGGTCATGCCTTGCAACTTGAAACTTCCGAGCGCTGTAGCAATGGTGTCAGGTCCGGCGGCTTGCCCGGTCTTGGAGTCTTTCTTCTTGGCGTCAGTGATTTGATCTTGAAGCGCGAGGCCCTTGGCAATTTCGTCTTGCGTTGCGCCGGCAGATCGCAACTTCTCCTCGAGGAGTTGACGCTCTGACATGGTTGCCTTCTTGGCTTGGTCTGCCAACTCTTGCAACATGCTTCCGACTTCTTTGGTGCGGAGGCTTCCGAGCGCGGCGTTGATTTCATCAGTTGTTGCGTGGAGTGCTTCAAGGCGACGGCGCAAGAGTTCAGACTCTGACATCCCCATTTCTTCTGCACCGCGTCTGAGGTCGTCAAGGATCTTGCCGATTTCCTCGCCTTGTTTGGCGACCTTAGCGGATGACTCAATATCACGCTGCATGCTGAGCGCGCCTTCGATTTGCTGCTCAGTTGCGCCGAGGCTACGAAGTTGCGTGGCGAGAAGTTCCTCTGCGCTTTGGTTGACGTTTGCCCATCCCTTGTATATGTCGCTGAGCATCTTGCTCAGGTCGGCAGCGTTCTTCTGGTCGCTCTGTCTGATTTCCATGGCGGCTTGCATTCCCTGCGCTTGCAGGATTTGCTCGTCCGTTGCGCCCAAGCGCTTCATCTGAATGGCGAGGAGTTCCATTTCAGTCTTGCCGAGTTCCTCACTGCGGCGAGCGAGGTCGTCCATTGTCTTGGTTAGCTCTTGCTGCCTTTGGCTGGCTGCTTTCCCATCAACGATCTTCTGCTGCAGGGCGAGCGCTTCAGTGATGACCTTGCCGTCCTTGGTCAACTTCTCCAACTGACTGCGGAGCGCGTCTTGTTCCGATTGACCGATTGCAGCGACGTCGTCGCGAAGCTTGGTCATCAGCGTTTCGAGTTCCTTGCCTTTCTCAAGTTCAGCCTGGTCTACAACCTTGAAGCCTTGTCCGGACGGGGCAGCCGTTGCAGTTGCGCGCTGCTTCTCGAAATCTTCGATCATCTTGGCGAGCGCGCCTTGCCCCGCCATGTTGGCAACGCCAGCGGCAAATGCTTGGCTGAATCGAGTCCCTGCTTCAGTTGCGTCTTCTGATGCGCCTTCGAGCGTCTTGTCACGAATACGCTTCAGCGCATCAATAGATTTCTCAAGCCCTGCCGTTGGAATTTCAACGCCCGGAATCAGGTTGAGAGCCTTGACGATTGAGACAATGACGTCGAGCAGGTTGGCGAATACGTTCAACAGTTTGCCACGGATAAATCCGCTGATGGCTTGCAGGATGTTGTAGACGCCCATCAGATTCAAGACTGTTGGCGTGAGGCCATCGACAACGAACGCGATGGCCTTGGCGAGATCAGTCATGCCTTCATAGAACGCCGAGGCGTTGATGGCAAGCATCTCTTTCAGCGAGTCGGTGATGGACTGAATCATCGGCGCGAACGGCGCGAATGCTTCGGTCATCAGGCGCTCGAACGCGACGCCGAGCGTATCTACGGAGTCTTGCAGGGACGCGAGCGCTTGAACGCTGCCCTCTCGGATGGTGAACGCTGCGGCTTCCTTGTTGAGCTGAGCGAGTTCATCAGCGCTGAGCTTGACCATTCCGGCGAGCCCTGCTCCTCCGCGTCCGAAGATGTCACGCAGCGCCTTGACCTTGTCGGCGTGCGCGGGGATTTCTTGGATCTTGGATATGACGGCTTGGAACGCAGCCGATGGATCCATGTTCCCAAGTTTCTCGAGGTCGAGCCCGAGCTTCTTGAATGCCTCGCCAGACTCTTTGCTTCCACCCGCTGCGGACGCGAGCGCCATTTGCATCTTGGTGAGCGAGTGCTTGATTGCTTCGGGACCGGCACCCGCAGCGGTGCCGATGTATTCCAATTTCTGGAACGCTTCGGCAGAGGTGCCGAGTTCATCAGCGGTCTCCTTCAATCGGTCTCCAAGTTTGGCGGCCTTCAATGTCATCCCGACAATGATGGCTCCGAGCGCGAGCACGGCGGCGCCGGCGGCGGCGGCTCCAAGAACGATGAGCCCCAACGGGTTGGCGAGCAGGGCGAGCCCGTCACCGAACACGGCGGCGAGTTTGGACCCGCTTTGGAATACGTTCATCAGGCCTTGAACGCCACTCATGGCGCGGCTTGCCATTGCACCCATTTCGCCCGGGACGATTGACGCGATGACACCACCGACTCCGGTCGCAACTCCGGCAACAC